CTCGTGGGCATCAGGAAGCGTGGCGCCCTCGGGGATCACCGAGAGATCGAGAGCGTCCCCGTTGATGGTCAGCGTGTCGCCGGTCTTTTCCAGGGTCAGACTGTCGTCACGGCGCTGAGGTGTGAAGTGGATAAGCATTGGATTTCCTTTCGTTAGAACCAGCGGCCGATCGCAACGAGGTTAGTCGTCACCGAGGTTGTCGTAGACGTGTGGCTGTAATGGCGAATTGAGGCCTGCGACGAGCTAATGGAGCGGCAGTTGGCCCACCGGGAGATGTCCTCCGGCACCCCATGAACGACGGGCGTTCCAGTGAAGGCAGCCGGGTAATTCCACACCGATACCGAGCTTGAACAGAAGACTCCGCCAACGCTCGTTTGAGAGTTATTCGATGCCGTCTGCGCGGAGCAGATCATCGTTCCATCGGCAAACTTCACGTATTCGCCATTGGCGTTGCTGCCACGCTCGATGATGGCGCCGGTAGGAACACCCGTGTCCTGAGAGACGGTGCCAACAATATTGACCGGCGATCCGCTGCGCCTCGTGTAAGCCAAGCAGCGCCACGTGCCGACATTGTCACAAACAAAGGTGGCCGTGTCGAACTGTCGAACCTGCACATTCGCACTGGTCGGCAGAATAAGATTGGCGCTATGTGTGAGAAGCGGTGTTCCCGTGAACATAAGATGCACCACCTCGCCCGGCACGCCGGTGTTGCCGAGACTGGTGATGGTCGTGTTACCAGAGACGAAGCGGTAATGCCCTGTTCCAGCGGCAATATCAGTCGTAGCGGCGGCGGTTATCGTCGCGGCAACATTGCCAACTTTCGAGAGAGCCGCCGCCAAGGGCTGGAAGCCTGGACCCTTTGATGGATGAATTACGTCAAGTGCCATGTGCGCCTCCTAGAACCAGCGGCCGACAGCAACGATGTGCGGACGCAGAAGCGCGCCCGACACGAAGCTATGAGGCATCAACGAAACGGCCGAAGTGGTGATTGAAACGAGGGAGAGCCAGCCACGACTCACGCTACTAAAAAGAGCGGTGGCTGTTACCGTTGGCGCAGATGTAAAGGCGGCCGGGAATGTGTAGGAACTAGTGCTAGGAGCCTGATACCCGCTACCCACCGCAGTGGTGGTCGCCGTCATGTCGCTGCCGGCCGTGATCCAGCAGATCATCGTGCCATCGGCAAATTTAACGTAGTCGCCATTCCCGTTGGATCCGCGCTCGAACACGAGTCGAGAGCCGAACGAGGGCATGTCGCCATTCACCGGGACTCGGAACAACTGGTTGCCATTGAAGTTGGCCTGGCCATCGACTACGCCGGCGATCCCCTTCACGACGAAGCCGTCGTCGCTGAGTTCGGCGTAGACGACGTTGCTGCTGCCATTGATGCCCAGCACCTTGAGCACATTGCCGGCTGCGCGGAAGCCGTTCCAGCCCCAGGTAGACCTGAATGAGCCCAGGGTGCCAAACCAGCCCTGATTGACGATCGGCTTATTGCCGCTCCAGTAGGTGTCGTAGTTTTCCTTCAGGTTGTTGGTGACACCGCTGAAGAAGCCACCCACGGCAGAGATAGAACCCAGCACGGCGGCACTTAGGCTACCCAGGCCGAGCTTGGTGTTGATCGCCTCTTTGTCCGCTTCCTTGATCTGGGTAGCGCCAACGCTTTCCGGGTTCGGAACACCAATACCCACGGGCTGAAGGATGATCTCCTCCCAGTAGGTGCCAACCGGGATGCTTTCCGAGAAGGTGATCTGGTCGCCGACAACGGTATAGGCCGAGCCGTCCTTGGGCTGGATCAGACCGTTCCAGGTGATGGTCAGCGCTTCATTGACGGTCGGCGCCGCCTGCAGCGTGAAGGGACCAGCCGAACCGGTGCCGGCGTTCTTCCTGTAGAGCGGCGCCACACCAACGACGGCCGCGCCGCCCTTGAGCAGAAGCACCTCGATCTTCTCATCGGCCGCGACGTTCCCGCCCAGCGTGAGCTGGTTGCCGGCAATCTCAAAGTTCGCCTTGGACTGGGGCACGCCGCCCACGAAGACGAGCATCGCGTCTTTGCTGGCCGGCGTGTTGGCGAGCATGTAGACCGCGCCGCCGTTACCAGTGAGCGTTTCACGCAGCGGAATGACCGAGCCGCCGCCCCCTGCCCCACCGCCGCGCAGCAGCTTGCGGATCTGGGTGCCGTTGGACGTCAGGACCATCGACTGGCCCTTTTCCAGCACGATGCTGGCCTCGCCGTCGTCAAAGGCGCCGGACGGAGTGATGGTCAGGTCGCCATTGCCGAAATTATAGACGATGACGAAGAAGCCCGCGCCCAGGGTGGCCGCGTTGCTCGTGGTGAGCGTGATGGCGACCGCGCTGTTGCCGATAACGATCTTACCGTTATCGGCCGCGGCGATGTTACCGTTTGCAGTGAAGATGGACTGCGCTGCGCCGCCCGACAAAAGACCCTTGGGCGCTTTCTGGTCGAGTGCCGCCTGCTGAGCAGTCGAGACGGGCTTGTTGGCGTCGGATGTGTTGTCGACGGAACCGAGACCCACGTCCGCTTTTACGAGCGTCACGGCGCCGGTCTTGCCGGCAACGGAAAGAACCAGATCGGTCGGAGTCTTCAGCTCGGACCAGTCCGCCATCGTGCCAGCCGTGCCGCCATTGTGGATATAGGACTTGTTCTGGTCCGAGCGGATTGCGACGTCACCTTCCTGGGCGGCCAGCGCGAGCTGAGCAGCCTGGTTGGCAACTTCATAGACATCGGTGAGCGCCAGAGCCGGCAACTGCGACGAGGGCACTTTGCCGGAGCCGTCGAGACCCGCATAGCCATTGGGCTGACCCTTGTTGGCCGCGTTTTCCTTGAGGTTCAGGGCGGTCTGCTGGGCGGTCGAGACCGGCTTGTTGGCATCGCTGGTATTGTCGACGTTACCGAGGCCGATATCGGTCTTGACCTGGGCCGGAGTGCGATATTCCAACCCAGAGTTGTCGGCCTTGCGGCGCAGCATGTTATTGCTGACGTGCGTCTCAGGAAGACCAAGCGCACTGATCGCGCCGTTCACATTGGTAAGCGAGGTCGCTGCGCTATTAGCGCTGCCGGCCGCTGCCGCCGCACTCGTCGCGGCGTTGGTCTCGCTGGCGTTGGCCTTGGTCGCATGGTGCTTGGCCGAAAACTTGCTGGGCTCGACAGCGACATCAACGCTCTCGTCGGCCCACTTCTGTGCCTTGTCGCGTGCGGCAATCGCCTGAGTCTGCGCAGTGACCGTCTGATCCTTCAGCGTGGTCATCGTCGCGATATTGGCCGTCGCCGTAGCCAGGGCCGCGTCAAGCGCTTCCTGGGTCATTCGGTCGGTGTCGATCTGGCGGATGAGTTCGCCCACCTGGAGCGCGAGCACGCGGTTCGAGCCCCAGTCCCCGCTCATGCGCAGGATGGCATAGGTGCCATTCACAACGCTGGGGCCGGCGAAATCGGTGTCGAGCAGGAGCTCCCTCACGTCCACGCGCTGCTCGATGAAGTATAGGAGCGCGTGGCCGTCAATTTTCAGAATGTCACCCTGGCGGATATCGGCAGCCAGCCAGATCGCGGCAGAGTTTCCGATGACCTGGCGCGAACCCGCTTCGATGGAGATCAGGCCAGTCTTGTAAAGAATTGAGGGCATGGTTCATCGCGCTGGGAGAGACAGAGGTCATCTTACCGCAACGGTCGAACTAAGTAAATGCTGACTTATGTTGTGCGGTTCGTCAAAACCGCGAACACGGAATAGGCGCGAACGCCCAGCCAGGCCAGCAAAGCCTTGACGACATTCACCTTCAGAGCCCGGAGAGCCAGAAAGAACTGCCAGTCCGCCTGAGCCCATCTCTCGATACCATCGACAGGTGTTCCTCGGCTGATCATGGTGCGCAGATAGTCGTGCAAGATCGCAGCACGGGTGGACTTGTCACCCCAGGGTGGCAGGAACCACCACAACAGCCGCGGCACGCTGGCGCCGTCACTGGTGAAGCCCTTCGGCACGACAATGATGCGTCCGGAGCCGAGCTCGTCGGCCTCCCAGATAAGGTCCTCCTGAAGGCGTGCAGATCGCGCGTCGCTGAAGGACACGTTCAATGGGCCGGTGAATTTGCTCATGGCGAAACAAAGCTCCAATCGATTACGGCCGCGAGACGGGCCTCTTGAGGGGTGATGGCCTGGTCAACCGCACGCTTGGCCAGCATGCGCCGGCGCTCGATCTCAACGGACGCCTGCGACCAGTGGTGCTCGGTTGTGACGATGGTGACGGCAGCCTCAAAGAGACTGACGTTGTTCTCCTCCGCTTCAACAGCGATGTGGGGAACCTCGCCCAGCTGAACAGCGTCCGGATCGGCGAGGATCAGCTCGGCCTCACGCAGCTTGCGGCCATAGACCAGGGCCTGGCCGGCATTGAGCGTGACGAAGCCCGCGCGCGCCGTCTCCGCCGCCGCGTCGATCTCGGCGCGCAACTTCTCTTTGAGCTGATCGAGGGAAAGACCATGCCTAATCATGGGCGACGAGCCTCACGCGCTGACTACGAAGTGGGAAGGCCGACCGGGGAACGACGATCTCCAGAGTGACATCACAAGGATCCGCGGTGCAGAACTCGAAGCCATCGACCGCTTGGAAGTAGTAGCGCTCTCCAGGCGCCCGCTTGAGATTGTCGCGGACGATAATCATGGTTCCCACCGGCACCTCATCGATGCGGAGCGCGTCGATACCGTCCGCAAGAAGCGTGATCTCGTCGGCCTCGATCAGCCGCGGGCGGTCCTTGAGAGCTGGTCCGCTCGCCTCGACGACGAAATAGTGCAACTCGTCCGAGCATTCCTCTTCAGACACAAATGTTCCAGAAGAAGAGTTGGTCTGCGCGCCCTCAGCCATGAACGCCTGTTTCAGGATCTCGCCCGTTTCAATATCGATGATCGAGAACATCTATCTCTTTCCGAGGATGTATTGGATGATGCGTTGCGAGGCCCGGTTGAGCGAGGCATTTCCCTTGGTGAAGGTCCAGGTGTGATTGCCGGGGTTGTTGTCGACATATGTGAGCGAGAACCACGAGGATGGTTCATCATCGGTGTTAATGTTCGCGCTGGCCACGATACTGCCGTTACGACGCAGGTAGATGGTGTCGTATTCCGCGCTCTGACCGAGCGAGCGCATATGGGCACTCGCCGTGATGATGAGGCGTTCGCCATCCGAAGCGTCGATCGCGAAGGTCTGAAGGGTAGGGACCCCGGAAACTTCGCCGGCGGTGACAACACCATCGGCGCGCGTGATGGCGCCCGACGCGATCTTGTCGGTGATGAGGCTGCCATTCACGACCAGGCTGCCATTGACGGTGACGTTGCCCAGGACGGCCGAGATAGCTTCAAGGCTCGACACCTGGATGTGGGTGGCCTTTACCGCGTTGGCCTTGATCTGGTTGCTGTCCACCGTGCCGGTCTTGATGGTCGAGCCATCGACGATGGTGCGGCCGTAGTCCGGATCAAGATCGACACCGCCGCGATAGGTCGCGATGATGACGTTATTGACGCCCATCGCCGTGGTGACGCTGGTCGTAACGCTGAAGGCGTTCGCGCCCTTGACCCAGTAGATGTAGAAGGTGCCAGAGCTCCAGGTGCCTGTCGAACCCGCGGAAATGGCGTCCGTCGTTACGGCACCGGTATCGGAGATCCAGCGGATATAGCCGGCCGTCCAGGAGGCGCGGTTGGTGCCAGGGCTATTGTGCTCGAACACGATGCCTTCGAGCGTGATATTGCGCGAGCCGATCTCGAGGTGCTTGGCCAGGATCGTGTTCGCGGCAATGCTGCCACCGTTGATCGAGCCCGCCTGGATATTGTTCGAGGTCAGGTTGCGGATCAGGGCGGTCTCGATATAGGCCACGCCGGCATCGATCACGAACGGCGTCGTCAGGACACCGCCTGTCGTGCTCAGCAGGGCGAACTGGTTGGCCTTCACCGCAAAGCGGGTGGCATTGCCGGTCGTGATGTCGACAAACCAGCCAGCCTCATATTCCGTGCCGCCGGCCGTCTTGCGGGCGATCGCCGCGATGCGTGTCGCTACACCGCTCGGGCCGGCGATCGAGCGCATTTCAAACAGGCCAGAGGCGGTGCCCTGGGCCGAAGAGGCGGCGACTGTCTGAATGTTGGACGCCAGGGCGCCGTCAGCATTGGCACGGGCAGTGGCTTCGGAAGCCACGGCGGCCGCGATGTCGGTGGTCATCTGGGCCGACAACAGGCTGATGGAGTTCGCCAGGGCGCCGTCGGCGTCAGCACGGGCGGTCTGCTCGGCCGAGATCGCTGCGGCAATATCATTGTCCACATGCGCGCTCAGGAGCTCTACCGTCGTCGCCAGGGCTTCGACATCGCTGACAACGACGCTGACTGCTTCCAGGTAGCCGGCGCGCACGCTGGCCGTCTCAGCGATCATTTCGACGCGGCGGGTATGGCTAACGACCGCGTTGTCCACCGTGGCATTGGCCACATCGGCGATGCGCTCATGGATGCGATCAACGATGTCGGCCAGGGTGCCTTCGCCGACGCCGGTCAGGATCGACTGGATATCGCCGAAATCTTCATTGATGATCGCAGCGAGGTTGTCGTTGACGAAGTGGATCTCCGGGGAGATCACCAGTCCGGTGCGGCCGAAGGCGTCGTAGCTGGCGATCCGGAGATAATAGTCGCGATCGGCCTCACCGAAGAACGAATAGGAGTTCCCAGTGCCGTCGAACACAGCAATGGTGGACATCGGGTCATAGCCCGACGTGGTCTCACACCAGATGATCGTGCCGGCATGATCGATATCGGTCGCGGGCGGCCAGGAGATAGACGCGCGCTGGCCGGCAACCTCGATGGTCGGCGCAACAACGGTGGGTGGCAGATTGTAGAACTCGGCGATGGCCTCGAGCGAGGTGCGATCGTAGATGTCGGTGACACTGACCTCGACGCACACCGCACGGCATGCGTTCGGCAGCCCGGCCGCCGCAGCATCCCGAACGTTCATGTCATAGGTGTAGGTGAACCGCTCACCCACCACCCGCTGCGTGCGCAGTAAGGTTGAGCTGTCGCGCTCGTAGATCTTGACCGTATTCAGCTTATAGAGCGGCGAGACGGCATTGGAAGTCGGGCCGCCGATCTTGGTCGCGAAGTTGTTGTCCCAGGCGATCTGGATGTTGCGCCCGATAAATTCGTTACTGTCCGCCCGGTCAGCCAGGCGCAGGTTCGAGACCGTGCCCAGCGGCCAGCCACTGGCGCCGAGCGCGTCGAAACTGATCTCGGCAGCGGGCGAGACGGCCCCACCGACGCCGATCGATCGGACAAAGAACTTGTAGGTGCCCAGTTCGACGTCACGCAGTTCCAGGCTGGTCGACCCGGTTTCACCCAAGGATAGGCGCCCATCACTGGGCGTCTCGACCTCGACGCGGTAGCGCAGGGCAAGCATGGCGACCGGTGGGGTCCACGAAACAGTCAGGACCGACCGCGTGGTTCCGTTGATCGTGTAGCCGGCCTCAGTGACGGCCAGATTGGTGGGCGGATACGCACGCTTGCTGGGTTTGATATAGGGCGGCGGATCGAAATTGAGCCCGCGCTCGACGCGCGCATACTTGGTGGGATCATGGAACAGAGCCGTGATCTGGAAGACGTTCTTCTCGATCTCCTCATTGGCGAGCACGCGGAACAGGCGCGGAGCGATATCGCTGCCCGAGATCGAATACATCGCGTTGACGATCGCCGTCGCTGGAAACCCCGAAGCAACAGTGACTTGCGCGCCGTTGAAGCTCAGCACCTGACGAGTCGCCAGATCACCGGTAGGCATGGTCAGGGTCAACTGATAGGTCTGCCCCACCGTGTTCTGGAAGGGTGCATCAAGCGTGATGACGTTGCCGACATGCGAGACAATGCGACCGGCCGCCCGAACCTGGGCCTTGCCGGGGTCGTTGATCCCAATGATTTGGCCTGGCTGGACCTGGGCGTGATCCCAGCTGGCCTTGTAGGTGACCGTCTCGGTTTCGTTCTGCTCGGTGTCCAGGATCCAGCGGCCGTAACGTCGCGCCAGGCCGCGACTGGTGCAGCCATGAAGCTGGACCGGCTTGTCGCGCCAACCGAACTGGGCCAGCATGGTGTCGTTGATGACCACTTCCGTGCTCGGACGGAAGAAGTCTTCGGGGTCGTTCCAGGAGACAACCGCAACCGAGTGTCGTGCCTTGAACGAGGTGCCCTGATAGTCGAAGTCCCCGATGACATTGGCGGGAGACACGATCTTGATCGGATCTTCGGGCATATCGGCCGTGGCAAAGACCCGCCCCAGCGCCCAGAAGCCCATGCCGCGCCAGGTCGTGGCGATCTGCTGCAGGACAAAATAGGCCTCATCCTGCGTGTTGAGCACGCCGTTATAGGTGTAGCGCGGCTCGAGGATGTCGTTGCCGTTGGCGTCCTTGTAGCCGGTGGGCACCATCTGGTCGCAGTATTGGGCGATCGAATAGAGGCGCCATTTGTCGACGATGGTCTGATCGACGAACTCACCCAGGCCGAAGCGCGGATGGGTCGCGAGCAGGTTGAATACCCAAGCGGGATTGTTGGTCCAGGCGAGCTTGAACGTGCCGTTCCAGATACCCGTGTAGGTGCGGGTGACTGGATTATAGTTGCTCGGCACGGGCATCTTGATACCGCGCACGCGATAGGCGCGCGGCAGTAGCGAATTGCCCATGCTTTCCGCATCCACCTCAAGGCCAATGGCCGCGGTGTGCGGATAGATGAACTTGCCCTCGACGAGGGTGACATAGCTTTCCCAGACAGTTTGGTTCTGCAGGGAGGTATCGGAGCTGTCCGCGGTAATGCGGCGCATACGAACATCCCACGGGCTGCCATTGGCCGGCAGCGGGATGCGATGGGCGATCTGAACCGGCGACACCGCCTTTTCGTTGTTGACCACATGCACCAGGGCTTCCGTCCAGGTGCCGCCAGCCGGTCGAACGTCGAAGGCATAGGATACGCTGGTGCGATGCAGCGTTCCGGTTTCATCATCTCGCCGGACAAGCGCCGGCAGGCGCACGATCACCCTCACGGCGTCGGCATTGTCATCCACGATGGTTCGGAGAACCGGACCGGTTGCCTTCTTGACCTCGACTTCGACGCTGAAGGGCGTTTCGACGGCCGATTGGCCGTTGAAATAGCCCTCATCGGGCAGACCGGTGTGGAAGTCCCACTGCACGTTCTTGAAGTTGTAGGTGCCGTCGGCATTCTGCAGCGGCGTCTCGCCGAAATAGATGGACTTGGCGCCGTCGACGAGACCCTCGATCTCGCCTTCCGAAATCACCTCGACCATGCGCGCACGCGCTTTGGAGCGCAGCGTGTTGGCGTCGCTTTCGCCGCTCTTCTTGGCTCCACCGCCACCCGAACCACGGACAACGAGCTCGAATTCTTCCTTAAGCACCGACAGCGATCCTCTCGACATCGAGGCCGCCCGAAACGACCAGACTGCCGGTGATCACCTCACCGATCACCACGGGAATTGGAGAGCCCTGGGTGTAGTTGTTGGACGGGCCCGCGAAGACGAAGCTGGAGTCGCGATCCTTCTTGTCCTTTTCCTCGGGAGCCAGCATCGTGGAGACGCCGGCAAGGGCGAGAGCCCCGCCGATCATGGCCAGGTTGCCAAAGGTCAGGCCCGTCTGCA